TTTCCATCAGCATCAATTCTGAATATATTCTGATAAATATGTTGGAACTTTTGCATCAACATCATAAATGCTTTATGTGGTGTTCTCATATTATGTTCCTATATTAGACGGTGTGCTCGCCCAAAATAAATTTAACGCACTGGTCGTTTCTGGGGTTCCATCAATAGTAGCCCCTGTAAGAATTTTATCGCACATTACTGGGAAACTTTCTCCTGCTTCTAAATTCCATATTCCGGTCTCCCCAGAAAGTGAATTATACCAAACAACATCCCCTCCAGTTCCGGCTTTTATCCAAGACGCCATCTCACCAAATGATGCATCTAATACAACTCTTCGACTTCTACCAAAATAAAGCCCTGTATCATTATTTCTAGTATTTGGGTCTAATTTATTCGCTGCCATAATATTTCTCCTAATATTTAATAATTTTCATTACATAACGGTTTTTCGGGCGTGTTTCACTGCCGCCGGTTGCACCTGTAGTTGTTGTACCCAAAGGTGAAGAACGTGTACTTGTACCTGCTCCATACGTGAAATCTGCAAAAGCAGCGGTGCTATGATTATGTGATTTAAATTCATCACTTTGTACTGTTCCAATATTATCTCCTACTGTTCCATCACCGCGATCGATTCTTGTTGCTGCGTCTGGATCAACCCCTTCACCAGTATTACCATGATTCCATGTTCGAGCGAAAAAGCCACGCATATCACCAACAACAAACCCTACGGGATTCATCACAGCATTTATTTTAGCCGCTACTTCTTCCGCTGTATTAATAGAATCAATGTGTACTACAACATAAGATTTCCCTATTAATGCGGGCAATATACCGATATTATCTTTTAGAAGTACTACCGCCCAATCAGCAGCGGGCTCAATCCCTCCTGCAGCCGTTGAAAAAGTAAAATATGATCCAGTTGTAATCGATGAACCAGCAACAGTTTCAACGGTAAATATTTCAGGTAATACTGCAGTACCTTGTTGTGTTACTGTTACAGTAAAGCCAGATGTCCCAGCTGCAGCATCTGTTACCACACCATCATTTTTATTTGTTACAGTGACAACATCAGTCAATACAGTCGCCGTAGCATAATATGAACCATAACTTGCCCCAATAGCAGCAAATAAACGCGGAAAAGATGATGGTGTGTGAATAGCTTTATCACGTTCTAACCAACCATCAGGTGGCGTTTCTGTTGCCCATTCTATGACAGTTCCAGCCGGAAGTGGTGGTACCCATTCCCACCCATTTTGTGTATTATATTCTAGTCTCCAATCATAATATAAATCACTTCCGTCAAGTTTAAAATATCTTTGGGTTGGATAAGGCGGAATAATCAAACTAAAGTTCTTGCCCGTATTAAATTGTTCTGGTAAATATTGATATTCTAATAAAGCATCCCCTTTGTTAAGTTGAAAATGCGTTAATTGAACATCAGCTATAGTGCTTAATGGATTTCTAAATATAACATCTAAACATCCACGTTCTGGATCAATTGTCTTGCCTGCAATAGACGGAACTGTTGCTGTTATAGTATATTCAGTCCATTCTGAGGTTAATGTTATTGTCCCGATATTCGTGTTAACTATAGTAGAACCAGAAGCCCCAAAATATTGGCTTAATAAAACTTCTATTTGACTTCCAGCTATGCTACGACCATATATAGATATTGTTATAGTTTCATTTGAAAAAGTTCTAACATCAGATATTCGAGATTTGAAATCATTATATGTTTCTCCACCTGCTCCAATTCCAGAACATTCATAATGATAATATGAATATGGATTGTCCGGTACATCTGTTTGACCTAAAAGGAATTTTTCAAATTTAATATTTATTGTTGATTCAAGATTAGACCGGGCATAATACCAATTTGGTGTAGCTACAAGCGTATCACTCGTTGCGCCTAATTCATCCTCTACAAATTCAGATTTAATTTGTTGTGAAAAATCAGCATTACCAAAAAAATTAGTTACGTCAATCTCATCTGCTGGAGGTGTAGGCTCTTGAGATTCAGGAGGCCAATTATCCCATGTAGCAACTACTGTTGTTCCGTCCGATTTTGTTAATTTTAAAAAATATTGTTCATCATCAGCAAAAAATAAAGCTCCAGGAGGTGGAACACTTCCACCAGCATCTAAAACTATTGGGTTGGTATATGCAGGCGGTTCTGTCGCAGGCGGTGTTATAATATCCGATTGATATATTGCTTTTTCACAACCGTGGTCAGATGCTTTATAACTAAATAATTTCCCATCAGTTAAGGGCAAACCATTTTCATCTACAAAAGAATTTCTAAATGCCGCCGATGTTTTATATTTTATTGTCATTGGCCTTCTCCCAAAAATTTAGCTATCTCAGGCATTCCAACTGTAAATGCTGTCCCAGCTATTAGCCATTGCGGGATACGTATTAAGCCACCCCGAATTACTTTATGTAACAATCCTTTTTCGTGAGCAATTGCTCTAGCAACAGCATCTCTTGCATTGCCGAGATCATCAGATAAAAAGTGTGTTGCTAAACCCCGCTGATCCAATGTATCAACATGATTAACAAATGTTTGTGATTTGATAGTTTTTTGTATCTTACCCAGATCATCATATAAAACTCTATTTTTAAAATCTGGAGATACTTTATTAATAATAGATTGCATGCCTTCATCAGGTCGCTCAAAAATTTTAGTCAATTTCCCAACGGGATTTTTTATTGTCCCTTTAGTGATTTCAAATAAAGTTTTATTTTTTGTGAATGGTGCTAAATTATTTTTGAAGAAATCAGATGAAGTATTATAAGCATTTGTTAATACCCCGGACGGTTCAATATCATTAAGATTTGTATTAATATCATTTTTTAAAGCTGTACGTGCTAATCTTAATCTGGCTAATTGTTTATATTCTTCTCTATTCGCCGGGGAAAAAGTGCCAATATCATGTCCCAACACACTTTGTAAATTATGTGCATTATTCAAATTTGGTTCTTTTAAAAATGTTTTTAATGAAGAATTAACATCAGAATTGCCGATTTTTTGAGTGTCTTTTATAAAATCAGTAAATAAATCTGGATTAATATTTGATTCTCCATATTGTTGCATTATCGGCCCAATTTGTTGTTTATAATCGTTTAATAAATTACCGTGCAATCCTCTCAAATCATTAGCAACAGATGTAGCATTCATTTCTAAAGCAGTTTTGGGTATACTTGAATGTAGTCCTCCGCTTATCTCATCAAGGGCTGCTGCTGTTAAATGTTTAGAAGTATTTCTACCAAAAATTTTATTAAATAATCCTGGGACTAATGGTGAACCACTTCCCAAAATGGCACCTAAAGCAGCTCCTTTTGCCGCTTGCTGAGGATTTAATGCCATACCTGGTAATACTCCACCAACAGCTCCGCGTATGGCTGGTAACATTCTTCCCAAATATGGGGTTGCACGAGCAATTCCAGCTCTAGCTAATGCAGCTCCAGCCCCAGCTTCTGGAGCTACAAATAATGGAACTGTAGAGGCCAAGCCACCGAGAAACTTACCCAATCCACCATATTCAGCTCCGGGCAACTTTAACAATGGTGCTTTGCCTCCAAAAGCTTGAGCCAATCCTATCGGAACATTTGCGAATCCTTGTGCAAATCCGCGAATTTGCGGCGCAGCAGTTGGATGTTGTTGTAAAAATGCTGGTGACGCTAAAATTCTTCCGCCGATACGTTCTAATGCTTGTCTTAAGGGCGGCATTTGCATTATTTTTAATGGGTCAACTATGGGAGCCATACCACCAGCAGTCTGCAATAAAGGTTTTACTGCTTGAGTAATAGCCTGTTGTTGTATCGTAGTTGTGTCAATTGGTTTAAAAATTTCTGCCGGAGAAATCCCACGACGCCGTAATTCTGTAATTGCAGATTGTTGATCTTCTGTTAAAGGTTGACCAGTAGGACTTAATCCTCTTTTTATTAATTCATTTATTGCTTCTTCTCGCGTCATAGGCATTTTATTCCCCTTGCGCACGCTTTATTAATTCATCTGTACTAATGGCCTTTTGACCTTTAGTCGGTTTTTCTTCTGGTATTGGTGAAACGACCGTTCTTTTCCCTGTTTTAGGATGATATGTCCCCGCTAAGATCCCATTTATTTGTGCTGCAGCATTTTTGCTAGCAAAGTGATTAATTATGTCGTGGAAATCCTTTTTAACCCTCCATTTATAACCTTCTGGTGTTTCGTTCGATCGGGGCTCTAAAATTTTCGCAAACTTATCTTCCAAAGATTCTGCATTTGGTGCATTTAATGCTCTCATAAGATCAGTTGCCGCGAATACCACCACATCTTTTGCATAATTTAATTTCTTTATATGATCTTGCGTTTCTTTTGAAGATATTCTAAACCCATTTGCAAGCCCATGGAAAAGTGATGCCCCTTTTCCTAATATTCCAGCATATCTACTATATCCCTCTAAAAAAGCTGGCAAAAGACCACCTAATTTTTGTGCACCCAAAATCGCTTGTTGACTTGCTGTTGTAACTATTTGGGTAGGTTGAATAGTAACTTCTCCGGTTTTTGTATTCACAAAAGTAGATCCTGCAACCTTTCGACTTTTCTGCGTTTCTGGTAATTGGTGAATTGTAGAAGGTTCTTGTGGACCCATTCCTATTTTTGCTAATGCTTGCTCATCTGGTGTTAATGGTTTGTTTGGATCTAACGGTTCTGATGTAGGACCAGCCATTGGAGCTATTCCAGAAGTTCCACCAAAAGTTATTTGTGTTCCATCAGATGTAGTAATCGATGTTCCCGCATTACTTTGCACGGCTTTTCTAGCCGCCAATCCTAATAATGTAGTGCGCGCGGAATCTGGATTTTGCTTAAATGCATCCAAATAGAGCTCAATTGCTTGTTGTGCTGGCGTCATTTTCGGTGTAGATGATTGATAGGCTCTTGCTAAATTAGCTGCAATTTCTGCCTGTATTCTAGGCTTAACTAATTGGGCTTCTTCAGCCGCACCCCGCTCAGCGGCTATTTTCCCCATTACATCAGTCGCTAATGGCAATGGTGGCATTGAAGCCATAGGGTCTATTACTGGTATAGGCATAAATTTATCCCCCTATAAAATACTCTGTAATATACTTGCTAGTGAGCCAATCTCACCGCCTGTTCTTTGGCCACTTCTGAATTGTTGTGCTAATTGTGTTTGACCTAATGATTCTAATAAATTAGCCATATTTTCGGCAGATTGCATTTGAAATTGTCCACCAGTTGTTGCTGCGCCCAAGCCCATCCCGCCTAGTTGACCTAATCCACTCAATGTTTGGCCGCGACCAGTCAGAACGTCTTGTAAATATTGTTGCTGTTGTTGTGCTGTTGTTCCTTGAGCAAATTGTTCTAAAGCTTTTTGCTCTAGTCCAGATTGACCTAAACCTTGTGCTGCCAATCTATTCTGAACTGCACCTAATCCAGCTTGAATTGTTGCTCTTTGTGCTGGTGATTGCTGAAAAGCTTGAGTAATTTGATTAATCATTGCGGTGGGGTCTTGTCCTGCTTGCAACATTTGTAGTTCTTGACCTACTGCCCCAGCTCCAGCTTGTTGGAATGGAGCTAATCCAGTTAAAGCACCAGTTAAAGCTTGCTGTTGACCACCCATAGCTGCGCGTAATTGAGATTCAAGATCACCGAAACCTTTTTCTTCGGCTCTACCACCTAATAATAAACTTAACCAATCAGCTCCGCCACCAACTGCTCCACCTAGAGCACTTCTAATTGCTTGAATCATTTCTCCAATTCCACCCATTCCTGCAGCCGCGCCACCCACTCCCGCTGGTGCACCTGTGGTTAAAGGAGCTCCTGTTGTGAAGGGTGCCGCAGTAGTTGTCGGCGTTCCCATTGTTAACCCATTTGGCATAATATATCCCCTTAGTTATCACTTCTATAATCTTCAATCCATAAGCTTTTAGCCGCGTTATAGTGAAGCATTATTACATCATTATTGCCCACCACGAAAGATGCGGCACCTTTTAATTTAAGGCCTTTTCCATTATCTAATTGGACTGTTTTAACATCATCCCGTCCCTCTAAATGTAAAAATTGGCCATCAAATCCAGCACTTATTTGAGGATCTCGAGTAATTGTGATCGCTCCACTTGTTACACTTTGGATTCTCATTTTATTGCTGATTACACTAATCCCTTGATCAGCAGTAACATCAACATTTTGCGCAGATTCCCCAAAATTAACTAAATTTTTTAAATTATTTAGCCAATTGTTCCACGTCCTACTAATATTTCCGTTCGCATCTAAAATATTGTCGTTTGGTAATGGCGATAACATTATGTTAATCCTACTGTTATACAAATAATCGCGTTCAATAAAACAAAAGGAGCGTTATTGTCAAAAATATATTTAAACACAAAAGATTTTGCGCGCCCCAAACGATAAAAAACTGTTTCATATTGATTCTGGCCTATATCACCAATTGGCTCCATTAATTCATAACCATAAGTTAAGCCATTATCTCTGGAAATTTGTAATCTCAATTGCGGAGTATAATCTTTTCCACACGTAGAACTGCCAACCCCTTGTTTTAATTGAAATTTAATATAATGAATTGTTATTTCATTTCCTGTCGGATCAGCTAAGATTGGCGTAATCCCTTCACGTCTTATTGTTGTCCCATCATCAGTGTAAAATTTGCTAGATAATTGGTAAACATACGGTTGATTATATGCTACAATATAATGTTTATTATTAAAAAACACATGGTCTTCTGCTAAATGTCTATTAGTTGCTTCATGAGTTAAACTCAGCCATTTTGATTCTGTTATATCAAAAGCCCAGCTTTTATTTTCAGCGGTTAAATTTATTTGGTAAAAAACATGTCCTTGTTCATTGCGATAAATAAATGATGTCGCATCAGATACATTTTCATATTGGGCAAATTCGCTAAGAATTCCCTTATTACTAATTGACTGTGGTTGTGTTCCGCTAGTCATTACAACAGATCCAACACCATCATCATCTTTTGTTAACCAAACTAAAAAGCCAAATGCTTCTTTAATGCTCCCAATTGCACTACAACCAAATGGTAAAACGTCTGCACGCTGAAACGGAAATGACAAAAAAGATGAGTCGGACAATTCAAAAGCAGCACTAGCCCAAACTTCTGTAGTACGCTCTCCCATAACAAATATACGATCATTTAATCTACTTAATCCTACAATATTGTCCGGTTGCGAAGTAATTGCAAATTTATCTAACGCATTCCAAGATGTCCCATCACCCATAGCCGAAAATAAAACAGAATTAGTCCCTAGGCTCACAAGAAATCTATCTGCTAAAACGCTTACATCTTGAGGAGTTGCTGGAAATGCAGGATCGTTTATTTTTGTAAAAGTTCCTAATGTTTCGTTATAAATCCAACCACCAGTCCCATCAACAAACATTAATTGGCGTCCGTTATCTGCTATCCCTACATATCCAGTTTCAGTGCCCAAATTGCCTAATAAAATTGCATTTAATCTGGAATCAATTTTATATACTCTTTCGCCAATAACCTCATACATATTATTATTATATTTATATGATCTGCGGCCTTTTTTTGTTCCGCTAAATTTAATACCATTAGTTAAATTCAAACCTGCAGATGGGAATATGGCTTTTCCCTTGCTTCCGCCTTTTCCTGTAACGACAAAACAATTGATTAATTCTTGAGGGTTAAATTCTTGATAATAAGACTTATTAAATCCATCAATAATATCAAATGGGACGGTTTTAGCCACTATAGAAATCCCCTAATGTGCCATAACCATTTCCACCAGATAATAAGGCTCCAGGATCAGCAACAATGCTCATATCAGAAATATTTGTTAAGCTTTTTAACATCTCTTGATATTGTGCCTCATCATTAGCATCCCATGTGGACCCCTTATATCTGCTTGCTAATGTGCGAGCTAATGCAGATTCTAGGAAAAGATAATAATAATCTGGGACAATACTTAATGATTGATTGAGCTCAACCGAGGCAAGAACAAATTTCCCTTTAATTGTGCAGCCATACGCAATATCCGGTTTTTCAAAAAATGTTATGGTTGAAAATCCTGGAGAATTCTGTAGAAAACATTTACTTGGAAGGCCTGTATAGTTTTCATATCCAACTCCATTAAAATATAACGAGTCTTTTGTTATATCAACGTTATAAAAAATATCATTATTTTTTAATCTGATAAATTTTAATGTCACTAATCTTTCGCTATCAACATCAGCTCCAGGAGCTTTTGAAAGAGTATAAGACCGTTGGTTTGGAACTAAATTAAAAGTTAATTCTGAATCATAGGCAATCTTGGACGGACTAGAAGCATAATTACTCAATAAGGCGTTTAAATAAAATAATCCTTCGGTCATGCGATTATTTCCTAGGGCTCTGTCTTCAGTATATAAAGATAGAATTTTAAATGCGCCTTCTATAAGTTGATTACTTGTTCGCGTTAATAATGTCACAATTAATCCTTAATTAAAGGGGGCATTTCTGCCCCCATAATCATTAACCTAAAAGACCAACAATTCGATCGCCAAAAACTTTAATATAATAAATTATATCTAGCCGTGTTCCCGACCCATCGCTGGAAAAAGTATAACCATCAACCATGCGGATATTTACTGCCCTTGTATCAGGATCGCTGGCTCGAGCTATCGCATTAGCGGGGACACCCTTGGGATCTGCCAACGGTGGCACACCACTACAAATACCCTCTGGCACATATCCTGCATTAAATTTATACGCAACTTTTCCTGTGCTTCCAGCATCAGTATTGGCAGTAACTAATTTAACGGCTGTAGTTGCCGCAATAGCTGCACTAATATTTCTGTTTGGATTAGCTGTATCACTAATAATATAAGGATCAAAAGTAATAACTGCATCGCCTGAACCATCGGCATCTACCGCAGTATCATTTGTAACAGTAACGCTAAAAGTCAAATCAGTATTAATTCGTAATTCTGGATCAACGTGATAATAACCAGTAAATACCAATTTATCTCCGGGATTGAAAACACCGGTTGAATTGGCGGTCAAGCCTGTAATTGTCATAGTATTTCCAGATGAAACCTCGGCCTTAACTGTTCCAGCCGCTACAAAACCATTAGCGGGGGTTGCTGTATCTAAACCAACACCAGCAATATGATTAACCATGCGCGTAGAACGGAATGTTTGCAGCGTTGCCAATCTACCTAATTGTGCATCTCTATTTATTTGTTTAGTCATCTGACCATCAAAAGAATTTTGAAATCCACTAATAGAAGCAATGTCAGCAAAACTATTCTCATTAATTGCTAACCAACGGTCATTCATTCTGATATTCATTTTATTCATCGTAGAATCGAGCAAAAAGATAGCTTTAGTAGAACTAATAGCACTCCCTGCGGTTCCGGTAAATAAATACGTGTGCTTAAAGATTTCTTGTGCTAAATCATATTCATATTTAGCAGCCAATGCCGAAGCATGGGGCTCAATAAACCTCTGCGCGAAAATATGCTTTGTATTAAATGTTAAATCTTTGGATGTAAAGGACATATTAGTATTATAACGATAACTAACAGTTGTCTCTGCAAACCGCTCTTTAACATCATCAAAAGATGAAATAGTAGCCCCAGTATTAACTATAGCCTTATTCGGTAAGGGGATTTTTATAGTAGAACCATAATCCCAATTTTTACCGCTATCAAAAGCACCGGTATAATTTGAATAAACGGTACCAGCTAAAGGGGATTTTTTCTGAAAATCAATTAATAGATCAGGAGCTACAAAACTAGTTGAATTATATGCATTTGCCATTTTAACCTCATTAAATTTTTAAGTTAACAATCTCAAAAAACATAATGAGGTGAATTTATTTTATTATTTAGAAACCAAAACTACGTAGTTTCTTTTTTCTAAATTCGTCCATCCCATCATCTATCGAACCACTATTTTTTAACGGTTCGGACTTTTTTGAGACCTGTGTTTTCACTTTAGGGGCTCTCTTTTCAGAAAGCTCAATATTGTGCTGCAATATTGCAGCCATTTGGTCTTGTGGAGATAAACGAGAAATCTTTATTAATTTCTTGGGATCATTTTTTAATAGCTCATACATGTCTTTAATGCCAGTTGGGGATTGAGCCGCAGCATTTAGCATCGGCACACTAATAATTTTATTATTAGCTCCATCAAGCATTTCTTCTTTAAACTCGGGGATATCAATATGACATTCATCAATTTGATCCCTAGTTTTTTCCGATAAAAGCAATGCACTATTAGCGGGTTGTTGTGCTTGATATTGATTATTGACCGGCTGTGCATATTGCATCGGTTGTGCAGTTTGATAATTTTGGTTGCCAGCATTTTGGCCACCATATGATTCTATCGCCTGCTTTACCGCAGCACTATATTGCTCTCTGGTCAAACTTTTATCAATCCAACCCAAAACATCATCCCAAGCCATGTTGTCATTCGGCGGCACGTTATATGAATATTGCTGCGGAGGCATTTGCTGTTGATTCGAATGTGAAGTATTAGCAATAATTTTATCTAATTCTTGCCGGTACTTTTCATCTATCTGTCGCCTTGCTTTCCTTTCAGCTATTGCTTTTGCTCGCGCTATTTGTTTGTCTAACTCTTCTTGGGTAAATTCAATTTTTTTATTCTCTGAAGCAGAGCTTTCATCTCCTTCCGAACTTTTGCCTTCACCTTCTGAAGAATTATTCTCACTTTCATTATCAGCTTGAGCATTTTCTTCTTCATGTAATTCGCCTGCAGCATTATTCCCAGCTTCAGCATTATTTTCTAATTCTGAAACCAAATCAGCCGTCTCCTGATTTTCAACATTATTTGTCATTTTATCTCCTCGTTTTAAATTTATGAAAACGACCATGCATTAATACGCCAGCACGTTAGGCTAATTAATTCGATTAAAATTGATATCGACCGTCTTAGATCCGAGACGTTCGGCCATGCGTAACCCGCACGTTAGGTAAGTTGTTTATGATAATAACATAAATAACTAATAATGTCAACTTTTTTTATGTAGAATATTTGCCACGTTTTTTATCATTGACTTTATAATGTGATTAAATGGAAATCATCGCTAACGTCATTTTATGATTCATGATTAAAAAGATGATTTTTTAGTCAAATAAAAGATGTTCTATTTTTTTGTGCGCTTAGAAGAGCGAGCAGAAGTATAAGATGCAGCTTGCGCTATTTTTAATGCCTGTGCTTTGTTTTTAGGTCTAGTATTTCCAATACGTCCTGTTTTTTCCCAAGAGCGCATCATCTCCTGTATATTTTTAGAAATTGTTTTCTGACTTTTACCCTTTTTTAATGGCATTTTATTTAATCTCCTGTAATTTATGTTAAATCATATATCGTAATATATTTTTTTTGCCCAGCTTTTGCCCAATGGGCAAGTTCTAGGGCACAGTTTTTAAGTTCTAGGGCACAGTTTTTAATTATTTCCCCTTCAATCTTTTAACTATCCCTTTTGCTGTCGTTATAGTTTTTGCTCCTTTTGCTTTTAATACTGCATTGGCTTTACGCCAAATTGTATCACGTTCTGATTTGCTCAAATTACCCCTTTCAAACTGTTGCTGCGAACGAGCTTTTGCATTTTGTGCCCTGGCTTTTGTGTCGACAGGATATGCTCCACGCGGAGCGCCACCTCTAACACCTTTTTTAGCTTCTGCAGGTAAAGCATATTTGCTTTTTGGTAAAACCTTTCGTTTAGCTGTTGTTATTTTAGCCATTTAATCCTCCCAGAATGTTAGGCGGAACATTTCCGCCCATTGTCTTTTGTAATTCAGCCAATAGTTTAAGTACTTCTCTTTCTGTTTCCATTCGCGCTTTGTCCTCTTCGGCTTTAATCCTGCCAGATTCTATAACACCCTTTGTTTGCGCTTCCATACGATTAGTTTCTGCATCCATCAAATTTGCACTACTAGTCATTTGTGCAGAAGTTGCTTTTACGCTATCATCCTTTATCTTTTCCTCGCTGGCTTGTATTCCAGTTTGTTTAGCCCGCAAATCCAATAGCGCGGATTTTAATTGAATGGTTAACATTTGTTGCTGTATTTGCTTTTGCTGTTGCGTCTGCTGTTGTTGCTGTGCTAATAATTTTTGCGCGTCTTTGTCGCCCTCATCTGCCGCTATTTGCGTCATTAGATATTTACGTGCACGATCAACCAATTTCGGTGCATTTTTGATATCTAGATTTTCTGCGTAAATATCCGGTGCAATTTGAGCAAAACCAGGGACAGCTTTAAATGCTTCTGCAATTGTTTGTTTAGCTATTTGTTGCTGTAATTCAAAACTAGTGCCAACCGTTATTGCAACATCATAAAACCCTTTGTCTAACGTATTTGTTTCATCAGAATTAATTTGTTGTGATTTGACCTTACCATTATCCCCCATCAAATTCACTTTGCGAGTTGTATCGTAAATGGTCGGCAACAAATCAAGCCTAATTTGCGCACCCGTTTGTATTGCCTGAGTTGCGTTATCAAATACCTCTTTGAGATTCAAATTGCCGGCTGCTTGCCGAGCATTAATAGCAACTCCGCTGGTTTCGTTTGATGGTGCGCCTAAATTAGCTTCATATCTGCCAGTTATTGATTCAATTGTTTTAATTATTGATTGTAACGTCACAAATAAACTCTGTGGGATTTCCTGTGGCGTTTGTCTTTCTGGTTTTCCAGCTACCGGATCTGGCTCATATAATAAAACAGATAAAGCTAAATGAGCATTTTTCCAATCATCTTCGTGCCCAGCGACCATTGCCGGTGTAGCCAAATAGGGCTCATATCTGGTCAATTTGTGGCGGTGCAAAATTTCGGTCATTACATAATTATATGCGTGCTGTGCATCTTTTAGAAAATGAGTCATCGAAAATGTCTTTTCTTTTTGCCCGCTGCGGCGTAAAATACACGGCTGAAAAATGATGGGCAGATATTTCCCTTCCCATTTGTTTTCTTCCAAAATTTCTACACCAGACAATCGATAATGTTTTATTTTATAATCAATTTGTTCTTCTTCATCTTCAATGATAATATTTTTGTACGCTGTGATATTCGCAGGATAAGCTCTGCGCAATTCTCTTAATGCGCGATTTTTCTTGCGCAATACTCTTTGAGCATCATCTGCTAAAACTACTGAATTATCACTAAGCAACGCATATTTGCGTTTTATGTACGTTTTTTCATAATAATCTACAACGATAACATCATCTTCATTAAACCACATATCGATATCGCCAGTATTAAAATCAGCAGAAGTCGGTATTTTTGCCCCAGGATATCTAGCTTCGAATTCATTTTTACTTAATGAGAATTTCTCACCACAGAATTCCCCGTCAATTTTATTTACCTGCTCTGCCATTGAATCCCAAAAACAATTTAGCGGGTTCATTATTTTTTTTGTATGTTCAACAAAATTAAAACTGCCCGGCCTTTCTCTAACAACTTCGATTCTAAACGCTCCATATCCGCCAGTAATAGCATTCAATAGAGCATACGCATGCGCTTCTTTTGATTCCGAACAAAACGATTCTTGACGCAATAACGCTGTTAATAAATCAACTTTTTCTTGTGCTGTATCAGTAAACGCAGTCGCCCGCACTTTGACAGTCGGTGTCGTATTTGCATATTCCCCGACAATTGCTGTATTTAATTTGTGGATTAGATTAAATTCATAAAGCGGACGTTTTTCGAATGTGAATTGAGCTATTTCTGCCTGAGTCCACATTCCGTCTTTTTCGTATAAAAAATCAAAATCGGCTTTAAAATTTGCATTATTTGCTTTGTAATATTCATTCCAGCTATTAATGTTTTTCTTGAATTTCGCCAGCTTGTCTTGTTTTATTTCTGTGTTTGTTTCTTTTTCCATCATTTTTTCTCAGTTAAATGCTAGTTATTGCAAAATTATGTTTAATTTTTGCTCCGTTTGCAGAAATTTTATAGTTTTCGTTCAAGTAAATCAACGCTTGTGTCGTTGAATCGACAAAATCGTCATTTTTTACGGCCGGAAATCCACATAATTCGTTAATATACGCTAATAATTGTTCTCCATTCTCGAATTTCCCCGGAAATAAAACCAAACCAGCGTTAATTTTGTCAGAAACTAAATGTACCCTGTACTCTTTGTCGCCGTTCGGCATGATTGGTAAAATCGGATGCGGAGAAACGCGTCTTAAATCTTGAACCAGACTTTGTCCGCTGGCTTTGTCTTCGACTAAAATAATATTCGGTTTCCATTTCTCTAGAAACACAACAAACATCTTTTTTAAATCTGGATAATCTAATTTCCCGCGCCATAAATCGATCAAATAAACTTTGTTATCTATACATCCCCACGTTGTACATGCGCTATAATCATTATTTTGCCCTTCTTTAAACGCTGTGTCCCACGATTGCAATACATAATCATAACGCCCGGGGGTCTCATCATAATAATGCAAATTTTCGCGCTTAATAATATTTCCTTCTGCTAATTGCGGATTTTGTTGCGAGAG